ACCAACTTTGCCTTGAAGGACTGAAACAAGACTGTCTAGTGATCCAATGTGATGCTTGTTGGCAATAACCATTAAGTCTGCTACTTGCGCAACAGACATTCCCTTTGCAGACTGAATCGTTTGTGCGGCAATAATTGCCTGCGTCATTTGAACAACATCGCCACCAGTGGCGACAGCCGCTTTGGAAGCCGCAGTGACTAAATCAACTGCACTTTTTCCCCTGATGCCAGCCTTTTCAACGCTTAAAAAAGCAGAAGAAATGTTTCCTGAAGCAATACCTGTCAGGCTTGAAAGGTCAAGAATTTTGCCTTTTAAGTATTCGATTTCTGACGCACTAGCGCCAGATTGATTGCGTAATTGGTCAAGTGTTTCAGTAAATTTAATGGCTTGGTCTACGCCATAAGCGCCCATTGCAAGACCAAGACCTGCAACTGCTGTGGTGGCTTGCTTGGTAAAATTGTTAATTTTCTGCGACATTGGAACTGTCGAATCACCAAATTCAACGTTCTTCTTAATTGTCTTGTCAATTTCTGCAGTGTATTGCTTGGTGTCCGCAAGCAAGCGCATGATTACTTCATTGACACCAGCCATGTTGTTCCTTTACGATTCTTCAACAGGCATTGCGCCCAAGTATTTTTCAGCAAGTTCACGCAGTTTTGGCATTGCCTTTTCAAGCGCAGGTTCCATAAATGGAAACGGTCTTGATCGTTCAGTTCCATAATTTACAGGTGCGGCGTATTTCACATACGTTCCAGTCAGCGATTCAGCGCCACCATTAAACCTGCGTACCTGTTGCAAGTTAATGCTACTTGCAAGGTTTCCAGTTCGATTGGTTGGGCGTGGTGGTTGTGCAGGGTACTTTGGCGCACCTGCGTAATACACACGACCCTTTTTGGAAGTCTTTTTTGAACCTAAAGGGCGACCACGAAATTCACGCTTGGCGTTGCTGGCGATAATTAAACCACCTTCACGCACAAACTTTTCAGCGCCAGTCATGGCAAGTTCTTCCATTTTGGCAAGACGTTTTTGCCATTCGTTCATGCCACTTAGCATTTCGTTAGGCATTGTCAGAAAGTCCATTCATCATGTTTTCAATTTCAGTCAGCCATTCAGTGACAACAATTGGTTGATCTAGAAAATCTTGATGCGACCCACCAAATGTTTTTCTAAATTGGTATTCACGCCAATAGGCTAAAACTTCAGAACTAACTTCAACTTCTTTGCCACGAAGGGCTTCTGCCAATTTGTTTAATTGGCGATAGGCGCTTTTGGGTCAATTGCACCATCAGGGCTGAAGTCTGTAATGTCATTAAATTCGTTAGAACAAGCAAGTGCTAGTGCATCAAAAGTTGCTTTTGGCAAATCAAGTGCGCTGTCTTGCGTGGGCAAATCGCCCAAAGTCCATGATTGAACCATGCTTTCAATCAGAATTGATTGGTACAAATCAAGATTGTCTTTGTCAGATTCTGAAAGTTGGGCGTAGGTTGTCCAAGTTTCAGGCTTGGTTTCGTCAAAACCCAGTTCAGACAATTTCATTGCACTGCTTGCGGCGTTCATAAACGCCCTTGAAATCAACCTTGCTATGCGTTCAGAAACGTCAGCACGATTTTTAATGATGGCAGATTGCTCATTTGGTAGTTCAACAAGTGGCATTGCATCCCCTTTTTAGGTAATTTAGTAGTTCTTTAAGTATCCAACACTAGTCGAAACAGTGGTTGCATTGACAGTGGTGGTCTTAATTGGTGAATAAGCGGCGCTGTTGGTTGCGCTTGAAGCGTCAGTGGTGTTGGCGTTTGCTTCAAATTCAACTTCAATTTCAGTGAATTCTTTTCCACGAACACGCTTGGGGTTAATGAACTGAACGTTCGACATCTGCAAGGAAATGCTGTGGTTGGTCGCAGATGAAGTGTCGTTGGGGTCAGTAAAGGTGATGGTCATAGTCTGTGGCTGACGGAATAAACCAAAAGCAGTTGATCCAATGCTGAATGGGTCAGCAGTCGTGTCCACTACTGCAGTGAACTTACCTTTAACATCAATCGGGCCAGCAAAGTTCACATGGGGGGCTTGGGTTCCCATTGTAAAGATTGGCTTGGTCGAACGTGAAAGGGTAATGTCACCAGAAGAAACGTAGGTAAACGAATTTCCACCAATGGTAATGGTCGTATCCCACGCAGGAATCATGTGTTCAGCAGAAATGCTTGGTGTGCTGAATGGGTTTGGAACACTGGTGTAGGAAGTGTAAGGGTTAGCAACAAACTTTGCAGTCACGTCAGCAGGCGCTTCTGCGCCAAACGTAATGGCAAGTTCATCTGCCTGTGCGCCAGTAAGCGTGAAGTAGTTTGCACCATCGAAGTCAAGAAGACTGAACGAAGGTGGCTGTGAACCATTAGCAACGTTGCTGTAAAGACCAATAACGTGCGTATAAGGCGCTGAAGAACCAGTCACAACGTCATTGCCACCCAGAAGGGCAGTCAGCAAGATTGGGGTGGTGTCTGCGTATAGGTACGACTTGAATTCAGCCAAGTCGTGTCGAACGCCCTGAACGTGGTCGTAGACCATGACTGGCGAACCACGCAATGCTTCATCACGCAAGAACGTTTGCTGTGGCGTGATTTGTGGGGCTGAAATTGGGATGTAGTTAGCACCATAAATAACGCCATTGGTGGTCGAACCAGAAGAAGGCAACGTTCCTCTGGTGACTTCTGCGATCAGTCCAAGATAACTATTAGCAACTAAAAAAGCCATGATTTTTCCTTTATTGGGTTAGGCGTTGGGGGTTGGTGAAGCAGGGGTTTCAGCAGGTGCTGATTCAACAGGTGCAGACTTAGGTGCTGGTGCGCTTGAAGCAGACCAGAAACCATCGTCAGGCATCGTGTCAAGGTCATAAGACTGATTGGGTTCAGCAACCAAGACTTCGCCATTCACAAAAATTGTGAAGTAGGTCATTTCCTGTGAACCATTAAATGTGAATTGTGCCATTAGTTTCCTTATGAATTTATTTCTTCCAACACCATTACACGAATGTTGGAATAGGTTTGGGTGACACTTTGCGATGAAGCCAAGCGTCTTGGGTAATACGAAGTGACTTCCACGTCAGCCCCACCATTGTGCGGGCCTTCGCCCCAAACAAAGATGACACCATTGCTAGTACCTGCTTCACGATTGGCACGAATCCCATCAACAAGGCTGTCAAGGAAAGCGTCATTCATTTCTGAAGCGTCTTCGCTTTTGGGTTCGCTTGATCTAAAATAGCAGTCAAGAACAAAGGTGTATTCCACCATTTTCTTTCCACTAACTGAACCACCTAAAGCAATGCGTGTTTCACGCTGTGCTTCAATCCACAAAAAGATGATTGCGCCAGATGTGTGATTTGGTGCGTCTTGGTTGTAGAAGTCACCTTCAGGTGTCAATTTTGGTGGGTAGGGAAAAACGCTAGTCAGGTTAGTGATGTTTGCGTTTTCTAAGTACGAAGCCACAGCATTGCGAACTGCAACCCTTGACATTAGGCACGACCCCAAATTTGCTTGAAAGCGTCAAGAAGGTCGTAGGCAGAAGCCTTATCCCATTCCTGACTAGAAGTTTTGGCAGTTGATTGCACTGGTTCGCCAATTTCGTTAATCACTAATGAACCATCGCCACGTTCTTTGACCATAGCGACAATTAGGTGAATGACAGCCTGCTTGATTGTGGCTGGCAATGCAGACACATTAACGTCAGTTGTGTGTGCGTACTGCAAAGGTGAAGCCAAAGGAAGCGTCAGGCTTGTTCCATCGTAAGAAGAAGCAATGACAATTGTTTCGTCTTTTGCGCCATCCCAAATGGTTAGTTGGCTACCTGCGTAGATTCCAATTGCGCTGTCCACTGTTATTGAAGTAGCGCCAGCAGTCACAGCACCATTGCTGAAAGTGTTGGCAAAACCATTAACGTAAGTCCACTGGCAGAATTGCTGATTAGCAGGGAACTTGCCACCCACCATGTCTAGCGATCCATAGGTTGTGCCTGAATAGACACCAGACTGCGCAGTGATGATGAACTGATTGCGTTCAATGAAAGTGTTTGTGTTGCTAAGGGTGACGCTGTTAAGTACGCCCGGATTGTAGCCATACTGGAAAGAACGAAGTTCCAGAATCGGCCAGTAATAGGGCTGAACAATAAATTGCCCCTGCCTATTGCCACTATAGCGACCATTTTCAGTGTTTACTGTGGCGCATAAAGTGCCAAGCGCACCCAAGCAATAATTGTCTGCTTCAGTCGAAGCCTTAACAATTAGTTCTTGCAATGCAACGTTCTGGGCGTTAATAGAAGCACCCGGAATTAGGTTGCTGAAATCAATGCTTGCCGCAGTAGCACTATTTAAAACTTCCTGAATGGTGACGTAAGGAACACGATTGCCTTCAGTTATGTTAAATGGTGCAATTACTGACATTAGTTGTTTTCTTCTTCCACAAGGTTTGTTCCATTGCACTTACCACATTGACCCTTAAACAGCGAATTGTGTTGGCAGTCTTGGCATCGCCATGATCGTGCGTTTGCAAATGTGATTCCAGCCACAGCGAAATCCCCTGACTTAACTAGTGCTTTTCCAATTTGTTCAGGCACATGAAACGTGCCATCTTTGTTGCGCTTTACTGCACCACTGTCATTAACTGAAACTTCAGTCAAGTTTTTGTCAGAACCAACAATTCTCATTGCGACACCTTTACAAAAAATGGTGGGTATGTTTCCAAAATGTAATACGTCATAAGACCCCTTATCGAAAAGGCAGGGAAAGCGTGGGCGTGTGAAGGGGAACACAGCCCACGCTCTCAACCTGCAAATGCTAACCATTACTGATTAGCGAACCACCTGAACTAGTCAGGCAGAAGTGTGGGCAATTAGCCCGTGATGCCTGTGACGACACCTGACCATGCTGGCGCACGGAACGCAAGCGTTCCATAGGTGTACGAAGAAACATCGTAGGTGAATCCGATTTGCGGCCACTCAATGATCATGTCGGAGACAACATTGTGTGCTTCCACAGTTGCGGCAACGCCACTGTCAGGGAATGGCAACGACTTGCTGTGAATCAGCGCAACACCAGCAGGGGCGAAGCGGTGCGTCACAAGATCAACCATCTTGCCAGTCGCTTGGTTCTGCACTGCCTGAACCATCGAACCCAAAACGATTCCATCGGAACCAGTCTCGTAGTTAAGACGATAAGCAGACGTGCTTG